GCTCGCCGACCTCAACCTCGGCGCGGTCCTCTCCAGGATTGGCCAGTAACCGCGCGAAGAGCGCAAGGGAAACCTGAACTATGCTGACGCTCACGCTGATCAGCGCGGTCCTCAACGTCATGTACGACGAGGGGCTGGCGCAGAACTTCCGGCGGGACTCGCTCCTGCCCAACCTGCTCCCGGTCGAGTTCGACTCCAACGGGAGCTGCCTGTGGAAGGTCAAGCTCGAGGACCGCGACACCGCGGCCGCGAAGGACCAGGGTTACGACGTCCAGAGCTCGGACTACAGCTCTGACCTGCGGAAGCAGGCGACGCTCACCTGGGCCCACTACGAGGCCTACGCGGCCATCACGGGCACCGCCCAGCGCATCGCCGCCGCCAACGGCGGGGGCGGGGGCGACGGCGAGCTGAACGCCGAGCTCCGGGACGCCGTCGAGGAGCTCACCGCCAAGATCTCGGCGCACACCTACTCGGGCTCGTCCTCGGCCTCCCCGGTGGAGATCGAGGGCCTCGCGCGGGCGGTGGACAGCACCGGCACCTACGCCGGGCTGGCCCAGGGGACCTACAGCGAGTGGGCGAGCGGCGAGCAGACCCTGGCGACGGCCTCGCTCAGCATCGCCAACATCCGCACGAAGCTGCTCCGGCCCTTCAAGGACAACACCGGGCGCTACCCCGACATCGTCGTCTGCCCCCGGGACGTCTTCGACAGCATCGTCGCGCTCTTCGACACGAAGACCACGATCATGGTCGAGACGATCAACACCCCGGAACGTGGCCAGGTCGAGATCGGGAAGCTCGGCTTCCGCGGGATCATGATCGACGGCGTCCCCTTCGTGGAGGATCGCCACTGCACCGCCAGCACCATCTACGCCCTCGACCTGCGGGAGCTGTCCTACCGGCAGACCCCGCCGATCTGGAGCACGATGGACCCCGGCCAGCTCCAGGGCGCCATCAAGGAGCTGACCGGCCAGATCGTGGAGATCTCCGAGATCGCCGCCGCGCAGAAGAAGGCGGCCAAGCGCCTCTCGGTGCAGGTCAACGCGCTCGCGAAGACGGGTGACAGCACCAAGCTCCAGGTCGTCATCGACCTCCAGCTCAAGCTCCGCAAGCGCAAGGCGGCCGCGAAGCTCACCCTCACCTGATCGGCGGCGGGGCGTTCGCCCCGCGCTCGCTCCTCACCTTCCAACGGGCCGCTGGCCCTGGAGCCCTCATGGGCATCATGCGCAAGCTCATCGCCGTCGGCCGGGAAGAGGCGGACGCCCTCTGGACCCAGGTCAACGCCCTTATCGTGGACCTGGCCGCGGGCGTCGCCCGCAACGACAACGTGCTCCGGGCGCGGAACGCGCTCACCGCCATCGTTGCCGACCTCACCGAGATCCGCACCCGGCTCGCCGCCGCGGTCGTCGATCTCGGGGTGGTGCGCACGCCGGTGGCGGCGCTCGTGACCGACCTGGCGCTCACCGTGCAGCGGCTGGAGAACAGCACGGTCTCCTACGCGGCCGTCGCCAACGCGACGACCAACGGCAAGCTGAAGACGACGAACCCCGCGGACTTCCGCGTCGCGGGCGCGATCTACCACAAGGACGCCACGGACAACCTGTGGGACCTGACGGGCCAGTCGGCCACGGACGGCACCCACTACCGCGCCTTCTGGCTCTACCTGGATGCGTCCGGCACGGCGTCGATCGCCGCTGGCACGGATGCGCTCACGAGCGCGGCGAACGCGCTCGCGGCGCTCCCCGCCGTGGACAGCACGAAGTCGGTGATCGGGGTCTACGTGGCGGGGCCGAGCACCAACTTCGCCAACGCGCTCGCGGCCCAGGGCACGATCTACAACGGCTGGCCGGCCACCCAGACCCTCACGGCCGCGTCGCCGGCGGCGCTCACCGCGACCTCGCCCGCGGCGCTGACCACCGACACCAACCGGTCGATCGCCAACGGCACCACGGCCGGCAAGTTCAAGTCGCGCTCGGACGTCGAGTACGCCATCACCGGCGTGCTCTACGCGAAGGCGGCCACGGACGACCTGTGGGACCTGTCCGCGCTCACCACGCTCACCGGCGCCCAGTACCAGGCGGTCTACCTGTATCTGGACAGCTCCGGAACGGCGTCCATCGGCGCGGGAACGGCGGCGGCGAGTTCGGCGGCGGCCATCGCCGCCCTGCCGAGCATCCCGAGCACGAAGGCCGTCATCGGGACCTTCGTGGCAGGGCTCTCGACCAACTTCGCCAACGCGCTGTCGAGCCAGGGCACGCTCTACGACGGCCTCCCGGCCTCGTCGGTGACCCTGACGGCGACCGCCACCACCTTGATCAGCCCGTAGGCGCCCCGTGGCCCTCACCGACGCCCAGAAAACCCAGGTGCGCCGCTACCTGGGCTTCCCCGACATCTACCGGGCCTCTCACCAGGACCTGGAGGGTGCGTGGGGCGCGCTGTCCAGCGACGGGGAGACCTTCGTCGGCTCGCTCCTGACGCAGCTCGCCGCCGTTCAGACCGCGCTTCAGGACGCCTGGAGCCGCCAGAAGGTGAGCAAGGCCGAGGAGGTCACGCTCACCGCCGACGGCGAGCTTCGGGCCATGCGGATGGAGGGCAAGCGCCTCGCCCTCGAGCTCGGGCAGGTCTTCGGGATCGCCCCCAAGCGTGACGTGTTCCAAGCCGGAGGTGGATCCGGCACCTTTCCGACGGGATGACCGATGGACGACCCCTCCGAGACCACCGAGCCGAAGACCAGCCGCCTCACCCTGGCTGCGCTGCACGCTCTCCTGGAGGCGCTGCGCGGCGACGTCTCCCAGCTTGCCGACCGCGTGGAGCACCTCCGCGAGAGCGCTGCCGGGCGCCTCGACGGCCTCGACGAGCGCGTGACCGCGGTCGCCCAGCGCGCCGAGGTGATCGCGAACGGCCTGGACGGCGCCTACACGCGGCTCGGCGTCCTCGAGGGGCACCCGAAGCCCCACGATCCGGCGCCCAGCGTGCCGAGCGCGACCACCCTGTCCGACTGGCCCGAGGGGGCGGCCGTCCGCTACGTCGGCGCCCGCGAGATTCGGATCCCCCGCCCGGGCGCCACCAACGGGGCGATGGACCTCGTGCGCCACCGGGACGTGCTGCGCGGCCCGGCTGGCGCCTGGCTGCGCGACCATCACCCCGACCTCGTCGAGCCCTACCCCCGGCCGAAGGCGTAGCCGGTGACCCTCCGCGACGACCTGATCCCGGTCGTGGACGACACCCGGGACCTGATCGCGGAGCTCGGCTTCCGGCTCGACACCTTCGTAGTCCGGGTCCGCACCTGGGACGGCGCCGAGGTGGGCCGGGGCACCGCGACCGACGAGGACGTCACGCTCACGCCGACGCCGAAGTGGAGGGACCTCCCTCCCCGGCTCGTGTTCGACGCGCCCGGCATCTACGAGACGGGCGACCAGCAGGTCTACCGGATCTCGGCGACCTACGAGGAGAGCGACCTGAACCCGGTCCTCACCTCGACCCAGGAGCTGATCTGGCTCGTGAACGGAGAGGAGTGGCGCCCCGTCGCCCGCCCGCAGAAGCGGGCCTTCGAGTGGCGCGTGGTGCTTCGGCGCCGGAATCGGAAGCGCACCACGTGAGCCTCTCCATGCCCATCACGATCTGGGACGTGCTTCGGCATCTTCCGACCCCGCCGACGGGTGGCGGCGAGCCCGCTCCCGTCGTCGATTTGGAGGTCGAGCGTGGCCGACATCATCTGCACGGCGGACCAGCTCGGGGGGCTCCTGGAGGAGCACCTTCGGTGGGACACCGCGGAGCTCCGGCTCGTCGCGCTGGAGGTGGCGCAGCGGGGGATCTCCCGGGCGGTGCGGAGCACGAACGCCGTCGGAGCGGTTGATCGAGGCGCCTTCAAGTCGGCCTGGCGGGCGGTCGCCTCCGCCGAGGGCGCCGAGCTCGTCAACGACACCCCCTACGCGGGTGTCATCGAGTACGGACGCCGACCGAACCGCCCTGGGCCTCCGCTCCAGCCCATCATCGAGTGGGTGCACCGCAAGCTCCGCGGCGAGATCCGCGGGCAGTACCGGGTGGCCAAGGCCATCGCGCTCGGCCTGGCATCGGGCATGGAAGGGTCGAAGAGCTGGAAGCGGGCCGCGAAGCAGCACGTCCGGCAGGCCTTCGGGCGCGAGGGTGCCGCCGTCGGCGCCGCGGTGATCTCCCGGGCGATGGCGATCCGCGACCACGTCCACCACCACGGCACGAAGCCCCGCTTCGTGCTCCGCCGGATCGTGCCCGAGATCGAGAAGGACTACAGCGAGGCGGCAATGCGCCGCCTGCGACGCCGGAGGTAGCGTGGCCATCGACCTTGCCGCCGCCGCGTGCGATGCGATCGCCACCTACTTCGGCGAGGCCGTCACCGGGCTCACCGCGCGTCGGGGCTGGCCCGAAGCGAACATTGAGCTCGACCTGGAGGCCGGGCCCGTCCTCACCGTCGAGCCCGGCCCCGTCGAGCGGACCCTGGTCCCGCCCCGGCGGATCGACCAGTCCGGCACGAGCACGTTGGTGGTCACCTACCGGGTGGCCTGGATCACGATCACCGCGCAGCTCGACCTCTGGGCCCAGCACCGCGCCGCCCGGGACGACACCGCGGCACTCATCGAGGCCGCGCTGCACAACCGGCTGCCCGCCGTCGCGGGCCTCTACCTGGACTCGACGGGGTACCACGGCCGGCCGCTCACCATCACCTGCACCGACAGCCGCCCCGAGGATCAGGGGGACGGTGCCGCGCGTGGCGAGTGGCGGCAGACCTGGGAGATCCGCATCGACACCGATCTGGTGGTGCTCACCGAGCACCCGAAGCTCACCGAGGCCGACATCGCCGCCGCCATCGATGCGGGTGGGGACGTCGTGACCGACACTGTCACGGTTGGAGGTTGAATGGGATCGCTGATCCGCAAGATCGCCGGGGAATCCGGGATCGGGTACGGCATCAACGTCTGGGAGGTGCAGCCGCCGGGCAACATCTCGGGCGTCAAGAGCAACGTCGCCGGCATCGTCGGCGACTTCCCCTGGGGGCCGATCAACGAGATCCAGCGGATCACCACGGCCGCCGAGCTGTTCGCGGCGTTCTGCCCCACTCCGTTCGGGGCCGCCGACACCTACACCGCGCTCAAGGCCTTCCTCTCGAAGTCCTTCCCCGGCGGGCTCCGGGTGGTGCGGATCGCGGCGACCGACCAGGCCGCTGCGACCTCGGGGGCGATCACTGCGGGCACGGGCTCGCTCACGATCACCGCGAAGTACAAGGGCGCGCTGGGCAACTCGATCAGCTACCAGTTTACCGCGGCGACCGGGGGCGACTCGGCGAAGCGGGACATGGTGATCACGATCGGGACCGCCTACTCCGTCCGGTACAAGGACCTGACCACCACCACGGTGCTCCTGGTCGACGACCCCTACGTGGACGTCACCGCGTCGAGCCCGAGCGCGATGCCCACGGCTGGCTCCGCCACCGCGCTCGCCAGCGGGGCCGACGGCACGGCCGCCGCGAGCGACTACGTGGGGTCGAGCGTCTCCCTGGTTGGGATCCGGCTGTTCTACGCCGAGACCGACGACGCGGACGTGGACATCCTGTTCGTGGCGGAGTGCCCGTCGGCGCTCTGCGCGACGGTCAACACCGGCCTGGAGGCCTACGTCGGCGACTGCGACAAGGGCATGGTCGTGCTCTGCACTCCCAACAACCAGAGCAGCTCCAGCGCCATCACCTACGTCGCCGACTACCGGGACGACCGGATCATCTACACGTGGCCGCGGGTGCTCACGACCGACTTCTACGACACCGACCTCGCCGAGGTCGAGGTGGACGGCAACAGCTTCGCGGCGGCCGCGATCCTCAACCTCGACCCGGAGATCTCGCCCGGCGGTGCCACCGGGGCGCCCTACCTGAAGGGCATCACCGGCCTCGAGGTGGAGACGACCAGCCGGACCACCTACGACGACCTCCGCGACGCCGGGGTCGCCGCCTGGTTCCTGTCGAAGACCCTCGGACCCGTGCTCTACGGCGGCATCACGACGTCCATCACCAGCGGCCTGATCCAGGTCTTCCGCCGGCGCATGACCGACTACATCACCGAGTCGATCGCGGCCTACGCGGAGAACTACGTGAGCAAGCCCCTCGACCTGGTGCTCGCGACGCAGACCCTGGGGAGCAACACCGGGGCGCTGATCACCGCGATCCTGGGCTTCCTGGAGGGGCTCAGGACGAAGAAGCGCATCCACAGCTACGCCGTGGACGCCTTCGGGGGCAACACCCAGGACGACCTGGACAGCGGGCGCTGGTACATCCTGCTCTCCGTGAAGCTCTTCGCCGCGATGGACGAGATCGTCCTCAAGGCGTCCATCGGCGAAACCGTCCAGATCGAGGAGTAGGCCATGGCCGACACCGACGTCCCTGTCACCGGCAAGGACACCAAGCTCTCCGTCCTGGTGGACGGGGCGATCAAGCTGGTCGAGGACCAGATCGTGAACTGCACCGTGAAGCCCATGATCGACGAGGTCACCACGAAGGTGCTCGGCGAAAGCGGCTCCAAGGTGGACGCCGAGTACGCGGGCTGGGAGCTCGAGATCGAGTTCGCACCCTCCACCTCGGCCACCGACGACATCGTGGATGTGCTCGAGTCGTCCAAGCGCCTCGGGATCCCAGCGCTCGTCGTGGTGGCGGTCACGACGAACTACCGGGATCTCACGAAGAAGACCCACACCTACACCAACCTCGTGCTCACCGCGTCGAGCCGCTCGGCGCGCCGGGCCACCGCGCAGTCGCACTCGCTCACGTTCAAGACGGGCGACCAGCGGATCGCCTCGTGAGCGCCCCTCGCGATGCGTTCGAGGTCACCTGTCGAGGGCGGCGGGTGGTGTTCGTGGTCCTCACGCCGGCCGAGCTGCTCAACGCCGCGAAGCTGGCGGGGGAGCCCACGCTCGCCGCCGCCGAGCATGCGGTGGCCGTCGCCGGCGCGGGCGTCTCGGTGCGGGAGATCGACGGGGAGCTCGTCACGCCGGCCGACCTGATGATCCGGCCGCTCGAGGACCGCATCGGCACCCGGGCGCTCCAGGGGGTCGCCAACGCCTGGGCGACCGTGCACCTGGCCACGTCCGAGGAGATCGCGGCGGCGCGTGACTCGATCCGCGAGGCCGCCGATGGCGTGCACGTCGTCCTGGCGGAGCGGGAGGTGGTGCTCGCCGACCTGAAGATGGCGGAGATCCTTGCCACCGAACGGGCCGCCGACGCCCACAAGACCCCCGTCGCCCGGATCTACGCCGTGGCGATGGAGGGGGCGCGGCGCGCTGCGCGTGGCGTCGAGCTCACCGCCAAGGAGACCTGGATCCTCGCCTCGGTCTGGGGCCACCTCTACGGAGCTGGTGACGAGGTGGGGGAACTGAAGGCCGTAGCTGGGATCGGCTCGCCTACGCCGCCCGCTACGGCCACCAGCCGCTGACCGTCCTCCTCGGCCTGTCCGAGCGGGATCTACTCGCCTTCAACTCCGCGCTGTCGCGGATCGTCGAGCAGGAGAACCCCGATGCCGGGTGAGTCAGACCGCAGCTACGTGATCAAGGCGAAGATCATCGCCGAAGATCACTCCGGTCCGGGCGCGGCGGGGGCCAAGCGGCGTCTGAAGGAGGTCGAACAGGAGGGGGTGCGCGTCGGCGCGTCGATCTCCGGCGCGCTCTCCCGGGCCTTCGCGGCGCTCGCTGGCGCCGCCGGGCTCGGCGTGGCGGTGCGCGGGGTGCTCGGGCTCCACACGTCGATTCAGGAGGCGCAGGCCGGGATGGCCACCCTCCTGTCGGCCCAGACCGGCGCGGGCATCGTCCAGACCCTGGGCGTGGCCAAGGGGCTGGTGAGCGATCTCCGCAAGGACGCGGCCATCGGTGTGGGCGAGCTCGGCGACTACATCTCCGGCCTCCAGGGCATCCTCGGGCCCGGCCTGGCGGCGGGGGCGTCGCTTCAGCAGCTCCGGGAGCTCACCCGCCTGTCGCTCGCGGCGGGCTTCGCGCTTCGGGGCCAGGAGGGGCTCCATCTGGCCCCGCGCGACGTCATGCAGGCCATGACGAGCGGCGCGAACCAAGTCGAGACGCCGATCGTGACCCAGGCGCTCTCGGCGATCGGGGTGACGTCCCAGGCCTTCAACAAGCTCGACCCCGCGAAGCGGTTGGAAGCCCTGAACCGGGCTTTCGCCGCCTTCGGCCCGGGCGTCGCGCTCATGGGCAAGAGCTGGTCGGCGCAGATGTCGACGCTCCAGGACCAGGTCAAGGGCCTCGTGGTGCGGCTCACGACGCCACTCTTCGACCGCTGGTCCGGGCAGCTCGCAAATGCGAACCGCTGGCTCGTCGCCAACGCCGGCCAGATGGGGATCATCGTCGACCGCTGGGGCGTGAAGCTCCTATCGCTCTGGGACGGGCTGATCCGGCGGGCCGAGGTCTTCGCCGCGCTCTCGGTGGCCGCCTACGCCGCGCCGGGGCTCACCCAGGGCGTCGGCGGGGCGATCAAGGGGGCAGGCGGCACGCTCTTGTCCGCCGCGAAGGGTTTCATCTCGGATCCGCTCGGCGTGGGTCGCTCCGTGGGCGGGGCGCTCGGGACGGCGACGGCCGCTCCCCCAGCGCTCGGCGCGTCGTGGTCGGCCTTCACCGCGGTGGTCTCGCGCGCAGCTCTCCCGCTCGCCCTGCTCACCACCGGGATCCTGGCGGTGGGCGGAGCGCTCCGGCAATGGCCTTCGCTCCTCGCCTGGGTCGGGCGCCTCGGGGAGCGGGTCATAACGACCTTGGGCCGCGTCGGTGGGGCGTTCGGGACGCTCACGGCGGACGGGAGCGCGCTCAACCTGGTGGGCGGTGCGCTAGTGGGCACCTTTGGCGGGCTCGTGACGGTGCTCGACCTGGTGTTGCGCAGCATCGGCTCGCTCGTCGTCAGCCTCGGGGTCGTTCTCCAGGCGCTCGGCGAGGGCGCTCGGTTTCTCTACTACTCCGTCACCGGGCAGGGCTCCGAGGCCCTCAACAGCTCCGATCGCCTCGCCAAGGTGTTCGTAGACGGCGCCGACCGGTTGGCGGGGCTCTGGACCTTCGCGGACACCCCGGGCGGCAAGAAGGACGACGGGTCGGGCGACGGC